TGAGATTCATCGTGATCAATGAAACCCTTTCCCCAGTTTTCTGCTACACAGTATTGATATGTTTTTGCCATAGTTTTCTCCTTTTATTAATCAGTTAATACCTTAATTGTGTTCGAAGGTACAGACCATTCTTCGGATGCTGCAGTTACTGGTGGTGTACCACCAAAAACTAATCCATTGGTTGTTGTTCCTGCACTAGCTCTTCCTAAGTGTTTTCTAGCTAAATTTAAATCAGATGTTTCAGACCAACTAGCACCATTCCAATCTTCCGTATTTGCTACATTACCTGGAGGAGCCTCTCCACCAGTTACAAGAGTTGCACTAGTTGTGCCAAATCCTATTAATCCATGTCTTGCAGTATTTAAATCATTTACCTCTGTCCAATTTGAACCGTTCCATAATTCTGTCACATCTGTATTTCCAGGATCTAAATTACCACCAAAAGCTAATCCTGCAGTGGTTGAACCACTACCCGCTGTTTGATATCTTCCTGTGTTTAAATCTCCAGTTTCTGTCCAAGATGAACCATTATATTGTTCCGTAACAACTTGCATAGCTGCAGGTGGACCTTGTCCACCAAAAACTAATCCAGCAGTTACAGACCCTGATACTGATCCAAGTGATTCTCTTGCTTGATTTATATCATTACCTTCTGTCCAAGCTGTTCCATTCCAAGTTTCAGAAACAGCACTGTAACCTGCACCTGGGGGATTACCACCACCACATCTAATTGCTGCATCATATGTTGCTCCAAAACCAGTAGATTTGGATATATTTTGTGTTAAATCTCCAACTTCTGTCCAAGTTGATCCATTCCATCTTTCGGTTAATTGATCAGTTGAATCTTGATCTCCAGAAAACATCAAAGCTGCTGTATAAGTTCCAGCTCCAAGATCTCCTGATCTAGCAGTATTCATACTCGTGCCAGTTGACCAAGCACCAACCGCAACACCTGCAGCTGTCCATTCTTCTGTTGCATTTCTTGACGGTGTTGGAGTTTCACCACCAGCTGCTATAGAATTAGAAGTTGTACCTATTCCAGTTAAAAAATTTCGCCCAGTGCTTAAATTATTTTGTTCTGACCAACTTGTTCCATTCCATAATTCTGTGCTGTTTACAGAAGGGCTACCACCAAAATATAACGCCGCTGTACTACTTTCTCCAGAACCACTTGCCTCCACTCTTGCAGTATTTAAATCATTTACTTCAGTCCAGTTCGTGCCATTCCATACCTCTGTACTTGCGTTCGCTGAAGGACTACCCCCACCAAAATATAAAGCTGATGTTTGAGTTCCAGCACCGCCTCCTCCTCTTCTTGCAGTATTTACGTCGTTTACTTCAGTCCAATTAGTTCCATTCCAACTTTCATTGTTTGTTAAAAAATTAGAGGGAGTTGTTTGTCCTGATACCATTAAAGACGCTGTGGAAGTTCCTTGAAAACTTGCTGCACCAAGACCTCTAGCAGTGCTTAAATCATTAACCTCTGTCCAATTGCTACCATTCCATGATTCATTATTTGCTATTACACTACTTGGATTAATAACTCCTCCATATGCTAAACCTGCGGTAACGGTTCCAGAACCTGTTGGAGATTTTCTAGCAGTATTAACATCATTAATTTCAGTCCAATTCGTCCCATTATATTGTTCTGTAGTAGTTTCAGCTGGATTTCCCCCTGCTGCAACAATTGCAGCGGTATATATTCCAAGACCCCCACCAGAACCAGCTCTTGAATTGTTCATATTATTACCAGTTCTCCACGAACCAGCTGTTGTTACATTTGGAAATTGATATTTAAAATCTTTGTTGGTGCTATCGTACCATAGCTGACCCTCAACAGCAGCTGGATT